CCGGCTCGCGGTGACAGGGAGCATCGGCACGGCGCGCGAGACCTGGGCGCGGCCGAACCGCCGGCGGCTGGCGCTCAATCCCATTGTGATCATGCCGGGGCGACGGGGCAACGGGTGCGACCTGGTGGCCATCGGCGTGGATACCTCGGGCAGCGTGGGCCGCAACGAACTCAGGATGTTCTTCAGCGAGATCAGCGGGATCCTGCAGGACGTGAAGCCCAAACGTATCGTCATCATTGGTTGTGACCATGATGTGACCCAGACCGATGACGTCACCACGATGAACGACTTCGACGGGGTGCGCGCCAAAGGCATACGCGGGGGTGGCGGCACGCGGTTCAGCCCGGTTTTTGAGTATCTGGAGAAGAACCAGCTGCGCCCGGACACGCTGGTCTACCTGACCGACGGCTATGGCCCGGCGGCGCGGGACCCGGGCTATCCCGTGATCTGGTGCCTCTCGCCGGGCGGCCAGGACCAGCCCTGGGGCGAGCATGTGCGGATGTCGTGACATTAACGACCGTCGTAAACATTCAGCCGAGCAACAGCAACTGTTGTAAGGACATGAGGAGGCGAACATGCCCAACTGGCCGCTGAACTGCCCCGCCAAGCGCATGCTCCTGGAACACGTGTACACCCTGGCGGATCGGCCATCGGACTATGTGAAGGGCGAGTTTCCACTGACCCCGGATCAGATCCAGCACATGGTGCTGTCCGAGCATCATCTGAGCACGATGCGCAAGCTTGAACAGGAGGGCATCACCACGATCGAACGCCATGGCACCATAAGACTGCTGTTTCGCCGTGATACTTTCCCCGGCCTGCGCCGTCACGCCATCATGTGGATGATATTGCCGCGAGGGATTTTCGTGCCGCGCAACACGACCGGCCGCATCGACAAGACCAATTTCGGCAAAGACGAGACGCGCTATATCGTGCCGCGCGTCGAGGCGCTGGATGTGGGCGACAAGGCGCGCATCACCGAGTGGGTCAACAAAATGACGCGGCAGACACGACTGCGCGAGATCACCCGGGTCCTGGCCGCCACCATCATAGAGAACCATGCGCCGACGGCGGCGCACTTAAGGGCGTTCTGGCCGACGATCGCCACCGTGTTCCACGGCGTCAAACAACAATCCACCCATCATCGACGGCTTGAGGCTTCAGACTGGGCCGAGCGGTTCCGCAACCTACCCAAACACACGAGCGCTTATACACCTGATCCGGCGGTGCGCGCGCGGTTCGCCCCGTTCATGCCGGCGGCCGATAGTGTGCTGTTATCGGCGATGCTGCTTGAACCCTACAAGCGCGTCGCGGGCGCGAGCACCCTGGACATCGAGCACTGGGAGAAACGCCCGGGCGATCCGGTTGTGCCCAAGTGATGGTTCTACTACGGTCGTGTCACCGGCCGGGGTCGTGGCAAACCCCGACCGGCGTATCCGTCTTATGCTCGTGAAAGGAGCAATCGACATGAGTGATGATACCTCTGATAACAACGAAAAACAAATACATGTGGCCACGCTGATGCGGCTGCAGGTTGCTGATACCGCCCTGGGTGACTGCGTGCACGCGATGACCGGGGCGTTCGTCAACATGCGCGAGCTGCTGCGATCAGCCGAAGCGAGTGAGTCGCTGACTGAAGAATATCTGACGGACCTGCGCGAGGCCATCGCCAACGCCGAAGCCGCGCTGGAAGTCACGCGCGGACGCTCGACCCATATCCCGGCGAGCCTGCGGCGCAATCCTATCCTGTTCGATGAGCGGCGCACTCATCGGTTCCTGTCCATTCCAGCAGGGGGCTGAAATCCCGTGATAGTCACTATTGATTTTGAGACGCTGTATTCCAAGGATTACTCGCTGCGCAAACTAAGCGAGGTGGATTACATCCTGGACCCAAGGTTCGAAGTGATCCTGTGCGCCATCAAACTGAGTGAAAATACGACGGTCGTATATGATGATCCGGCATCGATCCGGGACGCGCTTGGCGCGATCGACTGGGAGCACAGCGCGTTCCTCTCGCACAATGTCAGGTTCGACGGTGCGATCGCCGCCTGGCACTATGGTGTGCGGCCCAAACTCTGGCTGGACACGCTGAGCATGGCACGCGCGGTCTCCCATGCCTGGACCGGATCGTCGTCATTGGCGTCGGTGGCGAAATACATGGACCTGCCGGCCAAGGGCGACGCGGTGGTGCGTGCGATGGGCATGACGCGAGCCGCGTTCAGCGCCGCCGAGCTGGCCGAGTACGCCGAATACTGTAAGCACGACACTGATCTCTGCCGGGAAATCTTCGACCGCTTCCGTGTGGCCGGCGCGTTCCCCACCGACGAGTTATTGGTGATCGACCTGAGCCTGCGGATGTTCATCGAGCCGCAGGCCCGGCTCAATCCCATGAAGCTGGCGGAACAACTTCATCTCATCAAGGCCGAGAAAGCCGCCGCGTTCGCCCGCATGGCGCACATCAACAAAGACGTGTTCAGCTCCAACAACAAGTTCGCCGAGCTGTTACAGACCCTGGGCGTCGACCCGCCGCGCAAGCTCTCGACCACGACCGGGCTCGAGACCTGGGCGCTGGCGCGCAACGACCGGGAATTCAAGGAACTGTGCGCCGATGAGAGCCTGCCCATGGACGTGCAGGCGGCGCTGGCGTGCCGCATGGGCGCCAAGTCCACGATCGATGAGACACGCACCGAGACGCTGCTTGGCCTGTCACGGCGCGACTGGGGCACGCGGGGCACGGCGTGGATGCCGGTGCCCTATAAATACTATGGCGCGCACACCGGGCGGTTCTCGGGTGACGGGGGATATAATTTCGCCAACCTGCGGCGTGGCGCACCCATCCGCGATGCGATCGAGGCGCCGCCCGGGTATCGCATCGTGCATCGCGATGCGTCGCAGATCGAGGCGCGCATCCTGGCGTGGCTGGCCGGGTGTGATGACCTGCTCGCCGCGTTCGCTGAGGGTCGCGATGTTTACTGCGAGTTCGCCACGCGCTTCTATGGGCGGGACATCACCAGGGGCGACAAGGTCGAGCGCCATCTGGGCAAGCAGGCGGTGCTGAGCCTTGGGTATGGCGCCGGCGCCGAGCGGTTCCGGCACTCATTGTTCGTCGGCACTGGCGGCATGAGCGTCACCCTCGACATCGACGAGGCGCAGGTTCTGGTGGATTTTTACCGGGACACCTACGCGCCGATACCCAACCTGTGGCGCACCGCCAACGGCGTGCTGAAACGAATGATCCGCGAGCCCATGCACCCGCCGCGCAACGGGCTGCCCGCACCCCTCGAAGTTGGACAGAGCTGCGTCTGGCTGCCCAACAATCTCGCCATCCAGTATCCCAAGTTACACATTCAGACCACGCCCGAGGGCGCCGAGGATATGTATTTCCAGGGCAGCTACGGGCCGCGCAAAATCTATGGCGCCAAGCTGATCGAGAACGTGACCCAGGGGCTGGCCCGCATCGCGGTGACCGACATCATGCGTCGGGTCTACCAGCACACCGGCCACTGGCCCTTCATGAGCACTTACGACAGTCATGATTACATGGTGCCCGAGCACGAGGCCGGCGAGATGGACGCCACGCTGGCACAGGTATTCGCCGAGGAACCCGCGTGGGCGCCAGGTTTGCCATTAGCGAGTGAGGGCGGTTGGGGAAAGACCCTGTTGGAGGCTGAGAAAGGAGCGAACCGATGAGCGGCGTACCATACTACCCCGACCGTCCCGGCTACGTGGCGACATCCGACACGAGTGAAGATGCCGCTGATAGTTTAAGTGACAACTCGCTCAGCCGGCTGCGTCGGTGGGTTTACGAACACATCAAGGGTAACCCGAACGGGGCGACCTGCGATGAAATAGAAGTCGCGCTGGATATGCGGCACCAGACCGCGAGTGCCCGGCTACGAGAGTTATTTTTGGGCGGTCTGGTCTATACCACTGACGAGTGCCGGCTGACCCGGTCGCGGCGGCGGGCCCATGTGTATCGCATTAAAACCCGCGCGGTGACAGCTCATGAGTAATAATACGACCGTCGTAACCACCGCCCCGGGCTTCGCCTGGTCCTACAGTGCGTTGAAGAACTTCGAGACCTGCCCTCGCAGGTATTACAACTACAACGTCGCCAAGGACGTCGTCGAGCCGGAGAGCGACGCGCTGCGCCAGGGTCATGCCATCCACGCCGCGTTCGAAGCGCGCGTGGCCAGGGGCACGCCCTTGCCGCTGGGGATGGGCATGCACGAGGGCATGCTCGCCCGTCTCGCCGGTGCCGAGGGCAAGGTCTACGCTGAGCGCAAGCTGGCCCTGTCATCGGACTTCTCGCCGACCACGTTCTTCAACAAGTCCGCGTGGTTTCGCGCGGTATTGGATTACACCAATATCAATGGCGAACGCGCCACCGTGATCGACTACAAAACGGGCAAGCCCAGCGTCGATCCGACCCAGTTACAGCTCGCCGCGGTAACCGTGTTCGCCCATGATGCACGCATCGAGCGGGTCCGTACCGCGCTCGTGTTCACCGCCTACGAGCAAATCGAGCGGGAGGAATACGTGCGCGCCGACGTGACCGAGATCTGGTCGGAAATTTTACCCAGGGTTCGAAAAATGATCGAGGCCAGACAAAAACAGGACTACCCGCCCAACCCTGGTGGTTTGTGTAGAAGGTGGTGCGCTGTATTGTCCTGCCCCTTCCATGGAAAGTAATAAGGATAGCAGATCATGACGCCAGAGGGGAGGGTCAAGAATAAAATAAATAAACTGCTTGATCGTTACGGAGATGCTGTGTATTATCATATGCCGGTGCCGGTCGGTTACGGGCGTCGCACGGTGGACTACCTGGGCTGCGCCCGGGGCGTGTTCTTCGCCATCGAGGCTAAACGCCCTGGTGGCAGGCCAACGCGGGCGCAGGAGGGCGTGCTGGACGACGTGCGCGCCGCCGGCGGCTCTGTGTTCGCCATCGCCGACGATGCCGGCCTGGCGGCGCTTGAACGCTTTCTCGACTACGTCACGGAGATGACCCCAGCATGAACGCCGAAACGCCGATCACGTTTTTGAGTCGCGACGGGGCGCACGTCGCCGTGCCCTGGCACGCCGGGCTGGCCAACGCGGTGCCCCACGCGAGACCCTTCGACTGGCAGGGCGCGCGCATGCTGCTCATGCCCAACAAGGCCGAGGAGGCCCGCATCGCGCGCAACGTGGGCTTGCCGGTGCCGACGCCCATTCTCACAAGGTATGACTGGCGCGGGTCCACACCATGGGACATCCAGAAGTCCACCGCCGCGCTCCTGACCGAGAGCGAGCGGTGTTATGTGCTGAGCACCATGGGATGTGGGAAAACCCGCGCGACCTTGTATGCCGCTGACTACCTCATGCGTAATGGCATGGCCAAACGCATGCTGGTCGTCGCGCCCCTGAGCACGCTTACGCCCGTGTGGGAGCGTGAGATCTTTGGTCTTATGATGCGTCGTAACGTGAGTGTGCTCTATGGCACGCGCGAGAAGCGGCTCAAACTATTATCCGATGGTGCGCCATTCTGTATCATCAACCATCATGGTTTAAGAGTGCTTGGCGACGCGGTGCTGGATGCGAAGTTTGATATAGTCGTGTTGGACGAACTCGCCATCTACCGGAACCGGGGCACCGAACTATGGCACGCCGCGAATAATCTCATCTCCAAGGGTGGTGTTACATGGGCCTGGGGGCTCACGGGATCGCCCACGCCCAACGCGCCGACGGACGCCTGGGCGCAGGTACGCATGCTCACCCCCGATCGCACCGTGCGCTCGTTTACGGCGTTCCAGGACCTGACCATGCGGAGGCTGACCCAGTTCAGGTGGGTGCCCCGGCCGAACGCCAACGAGGTCGTGGCGCAGGCCATGGCGCCGAGCGTGAGATATACCCTGGACGACGTGCGTGAATTACCGCCCTGCACGACGGTCGATCGGTCGGTCAAGCTCGATGCCGACGCCGCCAAGGCCTATAAACTCTTGTTCGACAAGGCGCGCATGCTGACCCAACAGAACGAGGTGATAAGCGCCGTGAATGAAGGAGTTTTGCACAGTAAATTACTACAGGTTTCGTGTGGTTACATTTACACCGACAAGAAAACCGTGTTCGCGCTCCCATCGCAGGGCAGGCTGGACGCGCTGGCCGAAGTGCTGGACGAGACCGATCGCAAGGTATTGGTGTTGGTCCCGTTCCTGCACGCGCTGACCGGCGTCGCATCGCACTTACGATCCAAGGGCCATGATATCGCGGTGGTGCATGGCGGCACGTCGCGCAACGCCAGGGACAAAATATTCAACGCGTTCCAGGGCGGACCGTCGCCACGGATCATCGTGGCACATCCGCAGACACTGGCGCACGGATTGACTTTAGTCCAAGCTAACGTTATCGTCTGGTATTCGCCTACGCAATCCAATGAGGTCTACGAACAAGCCAACGCGCGCATCAACCGTCCGGGGCAGACGCACAAAACCCTTATCGTTCACATGATAGGCACGCCTGTCGAACAGGCCACATATGCACGCCTGCGCGCCAGACAACGCATGCAATCTTGTTTGCTGGACCTCTTTCACAAGCAGGAGGTTAAGCTTTGACTTTGCCTATGACACCAGAAACCTTTTGGCTGAAGGTGGACAGACGTGGTGGCAAAAATGCCTGTTGGCCATCGTCTTATCACCATAGCCCTAAAGGCTACGGGATGGTTGGCTACCAAGGGAAGATCATCCGCGCCCATCGGCTGGCGTATCAGCTGACACACGGTTGGATATCAAAAGATGTGCACGTGCTGCATCGCTGTGACAACCGATCCTGCTGCAATCCAAAACATCTGTTCACAGGAGATCAGGCCACCAACAACATAGACATGACGAAGAAAGGCAGACAGTTCAAACGACTGACGCCCCAACAGGTCGCGCGCATCGTGCATATGTATCAGGCACCCGGTATCCGGGACTGGGGTTTCACGAAAACATCGGCGCGACGTTGGACCCAGGCAGCCCTGGCCGAGAAATTCGGTGTAAGTCGGCCGCTGATAAGCATGATCCTGAACGGTCACGTACGGCAGTACGGGACCTGACAGACTTTCCGTAATAACGACCGTCGTAGACAGGAGTGAAACCACAATGTCAGTATTGATACTGGCCAACACGCCGGAGGAAGCCGTGCGCGCCGTGCAGCAATGGCTGCGTGAGCGCGCGGCCTTCGAGGAAGCCACGCCCATGGACGACAAGGGACACAGGCTGTTGCAGGTGGTGCGCGTGGGCACGCTGAAGCGCGCCGCCGATCACCTGGACGACGTGGTGGTTTTGCCAACCAAGGAGTGAGCAACCATGAGTGAAACACTGGATCGTCCGCCAGTTGTAAATACCATGACCCCCGATCTCATGATCGAGAAGTATGTGTTGCTGCGCGACAAGGAGGCCGAGATCAAGAAGCGCCACGTGGCCGAGTTGGCGCCCTACCACGAGGTCATGGCGCGGCTCGAGGGCTGGCTGCTCGAAGCGCTCAACCAGGCGGGGCTGAGTTCGATGAAGGCGCCGGCGGGCACCGCGTTCAAAACCACGCGGACCTCGGCCAAGGTGATCGACTGGCCGGCGACGCTGGCGTTCATCCGCGAGCGTGAGGCGTGGGATCTGCTCGAGGCGCGGGTGAGCAAACTCGCCGCCGAGCAGATCATGGCGGAACTCAAAAAACCGATCCCGGGGGTGGAGACCTCGGCCGAACTGTGTGTCAATGTCAGACGCGCCAGCGCGACCGGCAAGGGCAAGTAAATACGACTGTCGTGAAATACCATCAGGAGTGGACATGAACGAGATCTCGAAAATTGGTCAGGTGCCGGCGCATATCCTCGCCGCGTCCGACAAGCTCAGCCTGAACGCGGCGGCGCACGCGGGCATCCAGGCGAGCTTCGCTGTCCTCAAGATCAGGGGCAAGGTCTGGCGCGTGCGGCATCGGGGTGAGGAAACCCTGCTGCAGGAGAGCCCCGGCACCGGGCGCGACGGCAGGCCGCTGCCGGTGACCCCGGTGCAGCACCTCGACGTGGTGGTGGTCGGCGTCGCCACGCCATTGAGCAAGAAATACTACCTCGGCGGCTATGTCGACGGCGAGAGCAAGGCGCCGGATTGTTTTAGTGTCAACGGCATGGTGCCCGATCCGGCGAGCCGGGCGAAGCAGTCCACCCATTGCGCGACCTGCCCGCAGAACATCTGGGGTTCGGCGACCAACGCCGCCACCGGCAAGAAGTCCAAGGCCTGCCGGGACGGCAGACGGATCGCCGTGGTGCCGTCGGGCGACGAGGCCAACATCGACCTGGGTGGGCCGATGCTGCTGGACATCCCGCCGACCAGCCTCGCCGCGCTCGATCGGTATACGACCTATCTGGAACGCAACGGCGCCGACATCTCCCAGGTCATCACCCGGATCAGCTTCGACGCCACGGTCACCCACCAGTCGCTGGTGTTCGAGGACGTGGGCTGGGTGCCGAGCGCCGAGGTCTATGCACTCGTGTGCGAACACGGGCGGTCCGATCAGGTCGAGCGGATGCTGAACGAGGAGATCGTCAACGTCACCTACGACGCCGAGCAGCCGGCCGGGGTGGCGGCATCACAAGGCGCGCGTCCGGCGCATCTGGAAGGCCAGGCGCGGGCCGCACCGGGCGCGGCGGTGCTGCAACCAGCGCAGACCATGGCCGACGTGGCGCAGGCCGCTCTCGATGCCAAGGCACGCGCGGCCGCCGCGTCGCAGGCGGCGCAGCTGCACCAGGCACAGCAAGCGCCCCAGGATGTCGCCGAGCCACCAGTTACGACGGTCGTGAAGAAGCCGACGCCGTTCAGCCAGGCCCAGCAGGCTCAGCACCTTCAGGCTCAACCGGCGCCGCAACCTGTCGCCGCCGACGCTGAACCGCCGGTCACGGTGGTGCGCAGCGCCCCCGACGACATGCAGGCCGCGATCGACAATCTCCTGAACTGACGGGCCTTCCATCGGGCGCGGGGTCACACCCGCGCCCGGTCTTTTCAGGGAGACCCCAACAATGGACACCGCGGCGTTTCTGTCCCGCGTCGTGCCGGCCAACGGTAATTTTCTGACCATCACATGGAAGGGCGAGAAGGGCTGGGCGATCCGGTCGTGGGCACCGGACGCCGAAGGTTGCACCGCGGCGGCCAAACTCCTGGTCTGGCTCGCGCGCAAGAACATCGACGTCTACCACGCGATCGCCGCGCTGACCGTCGCGACCGAGGGCAAGTCCGCATCGGGCAAGCCAACGCAGCGGGCCGATCGCAAGGGGCCCAATGTGCAGTGCCTGCGGGTGCTCGTGGTCGATGCCGATGTGGCCCGCGAGGGCGACGGCAAGGACCCGGCCAATGTGTTCGCCACTCGTGAGGCCGCGCTGGACTGGCTGCGCGCGTTCAGCGCCGACGCTGAATTCCCAATGCCCAACCTGGTGGTCGACTCCGGTTACGGGTTCCACTGGTATTGGGTACTTGAGACATCATTGGCGCCTGACGCGTGGGAGATGCTGTCCCAGGCTCTGAAATCCGCGATCATCAAACATGGCTGGCGCGGCGACACCGGCTCGACGGTGGACAGCTCGCGCATCCTCAGACCACCCGGCACCTACAACCACAAGGTTCCCACGGACCCGAAGCTGGTCACCGTCGTGCCGGAATTCACTTCCGCCGACCTCGCCAACGACGATGTGATCGCCGCGCTGGCGCCTTACATCACGGCGCAGACATCGCACACCAAAGGCTTGCGCCATGTCGGATCGGGCGGGGCCACGGTGCACAACCTGGCTGGCTCGCTGGCGGCGCGGCCCGATTTCATTCCGCCCGAGGACAAGGGCGCGGCACTCAACGCCGCCGCTCATGCCGGCATCGAGAAGCGCGCTTATCATATCAAATTCATCGCCGCGCGCTGCCGCCAGATGGAGCGCACGCTGACAACGGGCGGCAAGGGCGAGACCCGCGATCACTGGAAGCTGGTGAACATGACGCTGGCGGCGCACTGCGCCGACGGCGAGGAGTATATCCACCGGCTATCGAGCGGCGACCCGCGCTACACCGAGGCCGAAACGAACGAAGTCTGGGCCGAGACGCAGGCCGAAGTCATAGCCAAAGACCTTGGCGCACCCTTGTGCTCGAGCTTCAACGACGCCCGCCGTGGCGTGTGCATCGGCTGCCCGCACTGGGGCCAGATCAAGTCACCGATTGTGCTTGGTCAGGACAATGACGATCTGCCCTACGGGTATCGCCGCGCCACGCGCGGCGGCCAACCCGTGATCGAGTACAAGGAAAAGACCGAGGGCGAGTGGGTGCTGGTCTGTAATGGTGACATTCGCTCGCCCGTGCTGGACGAGCTGGCGCCGGGCGGGCATCAGCTTGGGTTCATCTACCATCTGTCCGGCGCGCACTCGGTCTCGATACGCGGGCTCGACGCGGGCGAGGGCAAAGGGACGCTGCTGGTATCGCTGGAGCGGCAGGGCATATCCGCCGACCGGCATACCTGCGCACGCATCGGAGACTTAATCGTGGCCTGGATCAACAAACTACGTTCGCAGCGCAGCGTGCGCATCGACAAGACGCGTGGTTTCGGCTGGAACTACTCATCGGACGGCACGCGTGTGGGTCTGGCCGTCGCCGGCGACCTGTACCGGGTGGACGGCACCGAGGAACGTGTGCCGGGCGGTGACCCCAAGATCGCGCAGATGTATCGCCCCGTGGGCGACCTCGCGAAGTGGCGGCAGGCGGCGGCGCTGTTTGAGGGCGGCAGGCCCGACCTACAGACTTTGATCGCGTGCTCGTTCGCCTCGCCCCTGATGTCGCTGGCGGGCGACGTGCGCGGCATGAGTTTGAACTTCTGGTCGACCGAGTCGGGCATCGGCAAGAGCACCGCGATCCGCGTCGGACAAAGCGTGTGGGCGGATTACAAAGCGCTCCAATCCATGAAGGACACCGCCAACCATGTGATGCGCTCATTGAGCGAGCCGAGGTTCATCATCCGCTACTGGGACGAGTTACGGGTGCGGCCCACGAACCAGGACGAGTTCGTCGATCTGATCTTCACGATACCGCAGGGCAAGGAACGGGGAAGATTACACGCCGACACGACGATGCGCGAGGTGGGCGAGTGGGAGTGCCTGTTGGCGTTCACGTCGAACCGCTCCATGCAGGACTTCCTGGTCACGCGCGATGACGGCACCGACGCCGGGTTGAACCGCCTGTTCGAGATCCAGATGCAGCGCCAACAGCTGCCGTTCGATCCGCAGGCGGGCTCGATCATCAAGCTGTGCGAGACCAACTACGGTCATGCCGGGCGCATCTTCGTGAAGTATCTGGCATCCCATGTGCCGGAGACCCAGGCCCGTCTCAACCAGCTGATGACCGTCCTGGCCAGCCATCTGTCCATGCAGCAGGAAGAACGGTTCAGCGTGTGCGTGATGGCGTGCATCCTGGTCGGCG